TGTCGCGCCCTTCGGGCCTTCCGCGCCGGTCGCGCCGGTGTCGCCCTTCGGCCCCTGCTCGCCCTGCGGGCCTGTCTCGCCCTTTGGCCCCTGTGAGCCGGTTTCTCCCTTTGGGCCCTGCGCGCCGGTGTCACCCTTCGCGCCGGTGTCTCCCTTCTCACCCTTGACGGTCTCGACGTTGAAGTCAAATGTCTTCCCGTCCGAAAGCGCGATCGTGTACGTTGCCGTCGTCCCGCTCTGCGATTTCTTCGTGATCGACGTGATGCTCGCGCCTGCCGCTCCGGTGTCGCCCTTCGCGCCCTGCGGCCCTGTCTGCCCCTGCGGGCCGGTCGCGCCGGTCTCGCCCTTCGGCCCCTGCGGGCCCATGACCGAGCCGAGGTCTATCACGCTGCCGTCCGTCAGCGTGAAAATCAGCCTCCCCGCGTCCGTGACCTCCACGGCCTTTACCCCGCGGGAGATCAGCCCGCCGATCGTCACCGTGATCTGGTTTGGAATTTCTACCCTCATACCTGCTCCTTACTCCACGAACGCCCGATTCCCGCTCGCCAGCGTCGTCTTGTCGCCGTGCGTGTACCGGATATCGTAGGTGTACTTTCCCTTCGTGAATTTTGCCGTGACCGTCGCGTCGAAGTTCAGCGTGACCTGGTCATTCTCCACCTTCGCAAAGCTGAACGTGTGGACGGTCTGCCGCGTATCGTCCAGAAACACGACCGCCATGCTGTCCGTCGTGCCCATTGTGACGGGCTCGCCGTCCTGATCTTGAAGCTCAAATTTCAATACGATCTCAAACGTATCCCCCTCGTACCACCGCAGCACCCCTTTATCGATGCGCGGACTCGGATACGCACCCGGAATCGGTGTCGCCATACCGCATCCCTCCTTTTCATCCAGTGTAGCAGACCCCCGCGCCGGATTCACCCCACGCGCAGCAAAGCCGGGGCTTTCGCCCCGGCCCGCGGTTACTTGTACGGATTGTTTTCTTCTTTCCAGCTCGTCCCCATGGCCGCCCAGAGCGCGGCCTTCTGCGCCTTTGTCAGGTTCAGCCCATCCAGCACGGTCTGGATCCGTTCCTGTGAAACTGTCTGCGTTCCGAACTGCTTGAAGTACGTCTGCTTGTACTGCATGTAGGCGTCATAGCCGACGCCGTCCGCTGCCAGCGCGTCCATCTTCGCCTGCTCCTCGTCAGACGCCATGACGGAGTAATAATATGCCGTCTTCGCGTTCTGTGGGATGTCGTAGGCGTACAGCATGGCGAGCTTTGCATTCTTGTCGTTGACCTTCTTCATGGCTGTCACGAATGCGTAGCTTTCTCTCTGGTCGGTTCCGCCCTCGGTCATGCCCTGATACGCTGCGGTCTCCTTCGCGGACAGCGACTTGAACCCGCTCTCCACCCAGCTCTGTGCCTCTTCCGTCGCCGTCTTGCCGAACAGCAGCGCCTGCGCCCAGCTCTTCGCCCGGTCTGCGGGATTGTCGTTATACACGGGATACTGTAAGATGTCGCGCCCCTCGTTGTCGACCGAGTAGCTGCCGCCGCGAGCCACCGCCGTCGCGCCCTGATACGTCTTGCGGATCTGCCCGCCGCCGAACGGCGTCGCCAGATACAGGCCCGGTTTCAGAAGCTCGTTTCCGATGGTCTGTGCCTTCTTCGCAGGCGCCATGTCCTCGTTCTTTGCCAGCAGCGCCTTCTCGATGTTTCCGAGGTTCGGGATGGCCGACGTCACGGCGATCCTGCCGCTGTCAATGTCCAGCCCCAGCGCCTCATCCACGCCGAGGATCGTCAACGCCTGCGTGCCCGGGAACTCAGAAATGATGTTCCCCTCAAGGTTCTTGATTGCCTGATACGTGCCCGGCTTCTCCTTCGTGAAGTCCCATTTCCCGGATACCGCCGCCTGCACCGTGTTCGGCAGCTGATACCCCGTGAAATCTCCGACCGTATCGTTGATGATATCCAGCGGATCCAGCGCCGCGCGCCTGCCCACAATGCTCTCGTAGAACTCATTGTAGATCCATGCGCCGATGAGGAATTTGAACATGGCCTTGGCCAGTGCCGCCACGCCCTTCTTCCGCTCCTCCTGCGCCATATCCTTGAATATCCAGCTCAGTTCGTTGTTGACCTCCAGCTGGAACTGCGTGAACAGCTTCACCAACGGGTTCCGCGCAGAGTACAGCGTCGGCGTCGAGCCCTTGCTCCGGTCTGCCATGACGCCGGAGGCAAACTGGTCCGCCTCCTGCATCGCGCTCATCTCGCTCATGCCCCGCCGCAGGTTCTGGTAATACCGCGCACGGACGACACTTCCCGTCGTAAACGTGTCAATGGATTCCATCAGCCAGCCTGCACCGGCGGAGACTTTATCCATCGTGCTCTCGGCCAGCCGCCCGTAGCCGCTGCGGTTGTTGATAAACGTCGACGCAGCGTCCAACCCGTCAGCCGTCTTGTAATTTTTCAGTGTATCCCACATGCCGCGCAGCACGTCCGCCGTCGACACCTGGCTCCACGCCTGCGTAATCGGGATAAAGTTTGTTAGTGCCGAGCCCACGTTCGCCGCGACCATGTTCGCGCCCACGCGGGACTCGAATTTCTTCATGACATTGTAGAATCGTCTCCCAAACGTCTTCTCCATGCCCCGGTCGAGCCGCGACTTCTTTCCCGCCAGAAGGTTTGTGTATTCGTCCAGCTCATCCACAAAGTTCGAAAGCCCATACCGTCCCTCCTTCGTCAGGTTCGTCACCTGCTCGTTGGCTTCGTCCGGGTTGAGGAACGGGTTCATCATGATCGCGTCGATCCGCTGTTTCAGCCCTTCGTCCGATGCCCGATACCGGATCTGCGTCGCCAGCGCCCGCAGCCGCTGAATGTCCGCCGTGTGAAAGATCACGTCCGTCGCGACCTCGATGTACCGGTCAAAGCCCTGCAGCGCGTCATACGCCGTCGCGTAGCCGAGTCGGTTCTGGATGTTCGCCATGTACCGGATGCCGGGTTTGAAGTTTGCCGTGAGGCCGTTGATCGTCGCAGGCAGCGGCGACACATCGCCCTCGATCCCGGCCGCCCTTGCGAACTTCTGTAGAATGCTGCCGCCTTCCTCGTTCTCCTGGAAGTGTGGGAAATATCCCTGTAGATAATTGACCGGCTCATAGCCGTTCTCAATGCGCACCCGGTTCATATCCTGGAACAGCTTGTCGTAGACCTCATGGAAAACCTTCACGGCTGCCCGCACCTTGCCGAGATCCAGATTCTGGTTTTGCTTCTCGAATTCCTGAATGGCCGCGTTCCACTCGTCAAACGTCATCCCCCCGCGCCTTTCGACACGCGGATGCTGCTTGAGATAGTCCCGGTTGAATTCCGCCTCGCCCAGCCACTGCACCGCATAGCTCTCGGATACCAGATTTCCCTTCCGTACCTGCCGGTCGAGCTTCAGCGCCTTGATCCTATTCTGCTGCTGCACGAGGTAATTCTTGCGCTTGCTCTCGTTTTCGTGTACGGGCCAGAAATACTTGTTGATAAACGCATTGGCCTTTTCGTCAGAGACCTTGCCCTTCCGCGCGATATCCCGGATGTTCCGCTCCATCGTCTCGCGCTGGTACTGGATCCCCATGACCTTGTCGACCCACTTGACGGCCTCGGCTTCCGTCAGAGCCTGCTCGGCAAAGTCCCGCAGCCCCTGCTTTCGCTGCGCGTTCCATGCCTTGAGCTTCAGCGCCAGCATATCATAGTCAGCCTTTGCCTCGTAGACCTTCAGGATCTGCTGTCCGTTTTCCAGGCCCGCCACGTATGCCGGGTCAGTCTCTCCGCGCAGCAGCCGGTTCACGATCTTCTGGTCGGCTTCCGTCAGCAGCGTCTTGCTCTGCGCTTTCTCGACCACTCGCCTTGCTTCCTTCAGCTGCGCCCACATCTGCTTCGTTTCTTCCGCTGTCTGCGGAATAGCAAGCTTTTCTTTGGCCTTGTTCTGCGCGTCCAGATACCGCTGCGCCACGCGCAGCCCGCTCGTCAGCCGGTCGATGGATTCCGTGAAATTCGCCTGCTGCCACTTCTTGAAGCTCGCCGCCTGCGGCCCGTAGTATTCATCCAGCGTCTTCTGCACCTTCTGGATCCCGCGCGCCACATCATAGATCTGCATGAGCTGGTCGCTCGGCGCTGTAATGTCCGCCGGAAACAGTTCCGGCGCCATCTCCTGCAGCTGCTGATACGCCACGTCCACCGGCAAACCATCCTTGCTGATCGTCAGCGTCCCCATGGCCGCCTTCCGGAACAGATTGTAGTCCGCAATATCCTTTCGGTCTGTCTCGGAGATCGAGATCTTCTGATCCCTGATGAATTTTTTCAGGTCCCCGTACTGCTTGATATACTGCTGATCCTCCTCCACGCCCGCCTTGTAGGCCGTTTCAAAGAGGTCGTTCAGCTTCGCCCGGTCAAGCTGCCCGTCCGTAAAGAACGACCGCAGCGCCTCCTCGGCCATCGGCCGCAAAACCTCCCGCTTCGCCTGCCCCGGCACGCTTAGATTCTCCGCCAGCTCGTTCACCAGTCCGGACTCCAGCCGCCGCACATACTGCGCCGCCTTCTCCCCCATCAGATCCCGATACCGCCCGTCCTGCGAAGAATACCGGATATCCGGGTTCGTTAGGCTGAAACTTCCGTTGTTTGCAACCGCGGACTTCACCTGCGCAGAATCAAACACAGCCCATGCCTTCACGCCGTTCTCAACCGCCTGAACCCCGTCGTATCCATGCCGTTTTAGCATCTCTACCATCCCCGGCGTATTGATCACCTGCCACATGAGCTCCGGCTTCCCCGCCTGTTCCCATACGGCTTGCAGTTCGCTAGGTCTGATCTGTAGCCGCTTCGCAAGATCCACATAATTCCCGCTGTATCCGCCGTCAGTGTTTCCAACATCCGCCGGATTCTCCACGCGAATATATGCCGGGATAATACGATCGACGTTTCCTGCGTAAATCGATGCCTCCGGCAGAATTCGCTCAACGCTGCGCGTCGCAGTGGAGTATTCTTCCGCGTACTTGATGTTTGCAGTCAGCCAGATCGGTTTCCCGCCTACATCAAACTTTGTAAATTTCGCTCCGGCACCGTGGAACACCAGCAGTGGCTCGCCTGTCGTGTTCGTTGCCTTGCTGTCTGCGAACCAATCCCGGAACGCCGTCGTCTGCGTCTTCTCCCGCTCATCAATCAGTTTCTGCATGAGCCTCGGATTCCGCAGGAAAACGGCGTCCTTAAACACACCGCGCCCGCTCCCATCGTCCAGCATCGCAGAGACGGTCTCAAGGTTCTGTTTATCCCGCTCCGACGCCTGCCGCGCACTGGCAGAGAATTTCGCAAAAACTGTATTCTCATCGCCGCGATTTGGCATTCTGTTTCTGCGTTCCTCCGCCGTCATGCTCAGTCTGTCCTCCGCGTCGCGCGCCTCAACTTCGCCCGCTGTATTGTAGTAAAGGTCGAGTGCGGTCATCTCTTCGCCGCGGTCGCTCCTCCATTCAAATTCTGCATCTTCGAGCTGCGACCACAAATCGGCATATTCGCTGTCATATATCTCGTCTATGACGCTTTCCGCCGCATTATAGTCTCCGTCCAGCCTGGCACGGTTGATCTTGCGAACCTTGTCTTTGAACTCCTCCGGCGCACTATCAAAGACTCGACGATACTCTTTTCTCGCGCGCTCAATGCGCCCGTCGTTTCTCCGGCGTGAATAGCCGCCTTGCATCATTTCATCCCAGTATCCCGGACTTGTTCCTCTTGCAAATCCTTCCTGTTCTTGAATGATATGCTGTATTTCATGGATAAGCGTTCTTTTTAGTTTCTCTGGCTCCAGTTTTAGACCCGCTCTTAAAACAATTTCACCGTTTTGGTAGGTTCCTTCCCTGTTCCCAATGTCAGCCCCAAAGCGTACTTTCACATTCCTAAGTTCCGGGTATGATTCAAACAGTTTATCATGCTTTACAATCTCGTCTAGATACAGTGGCGATTTTCTTACGCCTTTCAGGTCCTTTTCTAGTATCTGTAGTTCCTGAAGCTCTGCTTCTGTTGCATCATCATAAAGATACGCCGTCTCGAACAGTTCGTTGTACCGTCTCGCGTCTGGGTTCCTCAAGAACTTCCACTTCGTGTCTGTCTCCATCCCGGAATCGTCGATTTCAAAGCGCCATTCCCCGTCTGCTCCGGCATACCACCCGGTCTGTCGGAAAATAGTTTCGTCAGATTCTCCCTTTTCCTTCATCTCCTGCGCTTGTTCCAGCGCATTCAAGTCCGCGCCGCGGGCGTTTGCGCCTGCCATAGAATACCGGTTTCCCGGCGGCGCTCTCGCGCTGCCGGATTTTTTCTGCCACTGGCCGACCTCCATCTTCACGTCCGCGCGCAGTTGGTTCGTGCCGTAGTCCGTGCGGTTCATGCCGGCGTAGGTATCCGCGATGATCTCTTCGACGTAGGCGTCCGTGTCGTCGCCGTAGATCCCGGCGTATGCGTCCACATAGCTCTCGATCATCTCCTTTGTGATCTTGCCCTCGCCCAGCAGCCGCTTCTGGATCTTCGCCGCCATCTCCGGCCAGCGCTTGACAAGCAGGTGATATCCCTCGTGCTTCGCCAGCTCGAAGGCGGAATACTCCTCGCTGTCCGCCCGGATGAGCACGGATCCGTCCTCCGTCACGGCAGCGTCCGCATAAAACGTCTGCCCACCGATCTCCTGCGTCAGCTGCCCGGTGAAGAACCGCGCGTTCTGCACGCCCATCGACCGGAAGAACTTTTCCGCCGCCTGGATATCTTCGTTTCTGGCCTCTTGCCCCTTCGGCATGACGCGCACTTTTTGCGTGTTGTCCTTTCCAAAGCCGAGCGTCGAAAGTTCTACTTCATCCCAAGCCTTTGCGAGATCTCTTGCACCCTGCGCTCTCTTTCTTCCGGCGTCAGCTCTTTGCTGCTGCGCTGTGCTTTGGCGAACGCCTCCAGCTTGTCCTTCGGCACGCTGACCAGCCTGCCCGATTTGTCCTTCATCAGTAACCTCGATACTGCCATTGCCTACTCCTTTCCGGCTGTACGACGTGACTGTTCCGCCGTCGTAGTGTACCTGTTCCCCGGTCTTCGGGTTCTTATATGTATCTGCGCTCAGAGGCAGCCACCCTGTTTCGTTCAGGACCTGTTTTGCGCTCACGCCACTGTCGCGGAGGTTCTTCGCGTCCTGAAGCGCCTGCTCTGCCGTTCTGGTTTTCGGCGTTGTCGGCTTGACCTTGGACTTCTTCTGCGCCGTTTCGGCCTGCACGTTTTTCTGCCCCGCAGCAAGCCCCGCCCGATAGGCGGCTGCCGCCACGTCCTGATTCATTCCCTCTGCATAGCGCATGGCCCGCTGCTCGCTCGCGCCGAGTCTGCCCTGCTCATAGACCTGCCCGAAGCTCTGCGCATACTGCTCCGCCGGCATGCCCGTCGTGTTCCCGTTCAGGAAATACGCCGCCGTCTGCTCGTCGTAGCCCGCTCTCTGGGCCTGCGTCTGCAGATACTGTTCCTCCTGCTGCAGCGCGGCTTCATCGAGCGCCTGCTCCGCGCCCGCCGTCTGCTGCCGGGCGTACTGCACCGGATCCAGCTCACCCATACTCTCCGTTCCTGGGATGGGTGCAAATAAGCTGTCCTGGTTATACTGCTGCTGCGCCGCCTGCTGGGCCTGCTGAACGGCCTGTACAGACTGTTGTGCGCGGCTCTGTTCCTGCTCCTGCCTGGCCTGTTCCTGCAACTGCTCGAGCCGGGTCAGCGTCTCCGGCACGCGCGGCTCCTGCCCTTCGTCCACGGCCGCCTGCTGCTCCTTCGCCACCTCACGCAGCGTGTTCTCCACGGCCTTCTGCGTCACCTCGCCGCCATCGTCCACGGTCTGCTGCAGTTCCTCGGCCAGCTGGTGCGCCTTCGTGCCCTCTTCCTGCGCCATGCCATAGTCGATGACGTCCTGCACTTCGCCAGCCTCGATGACCGCTCTGGCCGTCTGCGTGACGTTTGCCTCCAAAATCACGCGGTTCACGCCCGCATACGTCCCGGACATGGCAAGACCGGACAGACCACCCGCGAGGAACGAAAGGCTGTCTTCTTTTGCGAAGTCTCCGACCATCGCCGCCAGCGCCTGCGCCGGCGTCCTGCCCTCTGCGATATAATTTGCGTAGGCCGTCATGACCTCACCCCGGTCATGCTTCGCCACCACGTCATACGCACGGTTTAGCCAGTTGGACGCGATCTCTTCCGCACCTTCCGACGCGAACGACCGCAGCGCCTTCTCCCAAACGGCCTTGCCGCTCAGCATGTTCTCAATGATATGGCCTACGGAATACTTCTCCGTGAAGCCCTCGATCGCGCCCTCGACGATACCGTCGACCAGCGCGTCCGCGTTGGACTTGCCGCTCTGGATCCCCTCATAGACCGAATCCGCCGCGACCTGCGAGCCCATGACCCAGTTCATCGTCTCCGCGACCGCGTCCTTCGCCCCCGCACCGGCCACGCCGCCAAAGGTTCCCACGAGCCCCGTCGAGACCGCCATGTTGATCGCGCTGTCCAGTGCCGACGTGCCCGCCTGATAGAGGAACTGCCCCGTCGGGTTCATATTCTGCATCACGCTCTGCCGAATGCCGGAGGACAGGCGCGACGCGTTGTACGCCGGGCTGTATATGTTCGTCGGCATATCCTCATTTTGATAGCCGCCCGCCCACTTCGGCAATACGCCGCGCAGCGACTCCACATTGCCCAGTGCCTTCCCCGGCGCCAGCGCCGCAGAGAACAGCGTTGCCGCAGCTTTTCCCGCAAAGGATCCGCTTCCCATCTCCTGCGCCGCCTGGTCGAGCTTCTGCGCGTTGTCGTAGTCGTCCAGCACCTTCTGCCATTCCGCCAGCCGCTTGAGCGTGTCGTCGCTGTAGCCTTTTTCGTTGAGTGCCGTCTTCGCGTCGTACTTCGCATACGCCCGCACCTGATATCCGTTCAGTTCCTGCCCGCGGTACTGCCGGAGCAGATTCTGGTCTTCCTTACTCAGGTTCCCGATCGCCTCCTGTGCCCGGGCCAGCACGCTCTGGCTGTCGACCTGCGCCTTGCGCTCCTTCAGCGCGTCGATCTCGTTCTGCAGCTGCGTCACGCTCTTCCCATTTTCCGAAAGCCCGGTCCCGGAGAAATGCGTGTCCGCCTGTTCGATCTCCAGCGCCTCGATCTGCTTGTCCAGCTCCTGCGACGTCCGCCGCATCCCGCGCACCTGATCCCGCTGCGCGGTCTGCGCCGCTTTTGCACGCCGGTTCTGCGCATCCACGTCTCCCCGCACCTGCTGCGTGGCCGGCGCAAACCGGCCGGCCAGCAGTGCACTCTGTCCCTGCAGCGCCAGCGTCCCAAGCTTCAGCCCCTGCGCCGCCTCCACGCCGCGCAGATAATTCTGGTACGTCCCGTACTGCGTCTGCATCGCGGAAGACCGTCCGTATTCCTGCTCTGATACCTTCCCGTCGGTCTCCGCCCCCGCATTCTCCGTCTTCTTCTGTCCGCTCGCCCGGCCCTTCAGCGCGGCCCCCGGCTCGATCTGCGCGAGCTCCGCTTCGCGCACGGCATTCTGATATGCCATAAACGCCGCATACTGCTTATGCAGCGGGTCGTCCACGGTTGTCTGCCCGCTCTGCGCGTTCTTCCCGTAGTCCGGGTTCGGCAGGCCGTACTTGCTCGCGATCTGGATCTGCTTCTGGTTCAGCGTGATTCTTCCGCCGCGATAGGCGGAGGGAGCCTGCTGCGTGCTGGCTCCCTGTCCGCTGCGGATGCTCTCTGCAATCCGCTTTTGTTCCTCTGTCAGTGTGATTCGTCCCATGCTTCCCTCCGTTACCGCTGCCGTAGATACGTCGCGCCGTAGTATTCCAGATACGCCTTGAACGTATTGGACTCCAGCGCATTGTAGCCCTTGCTGTTGAGGTAGTTATCCAGCGTCCGGCTGTCCAGATATACATTCGGGTTCTTTGCCCGGTACGCCTGCGCCGCTTTTGCAAGCGTGTTGTTCTTCTTGTCGCTCAGCTTGGAAGATGAACTGCTTCTCCCACCGCCGCCTCCGCCGCCGGATTTCTTCGCCGCAGCCTGCTCCGCCGCCAGCGCCTGCAGGTATGCTGCGTTCTCGTTGTTTGCCTTCTGCGCCCAGTAGTCGAGCATCGTCGCCCACTGGCTCTGGTCCAGCGACCGTTCCGAGTTGTACGCGCTCCGCGCATCCGAAAGATCCGAATAATAATCGCTGACCGTATCCCGGTACCGGCCGTAGTCCGTATCTTCCCGGCCCTTCACGAGACTGTACTGGTTATAAAGGTCCGTCCCCTCATCCTGATACCGCTGATATGCCTGCTGCTGCAGCTGCGGCACGATGTCGTTGAGGTTCTGCAGATACGCATTGTACGCCTGCTGGCCCACCTGCTCACCGTAGGTCGATCCGTAGCCTCCCGTGAGTGCCGCCGCCTGCCCCATCGTGTCCTGCATGGCAAGCCGCCCGAGACGCTGATACTGCTCACGGTACTGCTGGTACAGAGGGTCCGTCCCCATGTCATAGCTGAATTTCTTCCGGTTCCGGATCTGGTCATACAGGCTCGTCAGCTCATCGTCCCATCGCGACTGATACGCGCCCGGCTTGCTGGCCTTGACCTGCTCCAGATACGCCTGCGCCGCCTGCACGCTGCCCGACGGCGTGTACCCGCTCTCCAGCCCGTTCAGCTTGCTTCTCGTGTAGTCCGACACGCCGGACATGGTGTAAGGGCTGTTCCTGGTCTGATAGCTGCCGCCGTAGTTCCTCGTCGTCTGGTTCTTGTTCACCAGCTGCGACTGGTAGCTGCCGTCCGCGTTCACGCCCGTGATGCGGTACGTGCCGCCGCCGGTCACGACCTCGTCGCCGGTCGAAAGCCCCGCCGGGGCCCTGCCGCCCGACTCTACTCGATATACGCTCATAGTCTCACCGCCTTAAAGCTTGAAATGTGTCGCGTACTGCTTCGGCATGTACGCCTGGTTGTAGGCGTTGAAATACCCCTGATAGTAGCTGTTGTACTTCGCCGCCTCGTTCGCATACTTCGTCGTCTCTCCGTTGGCGTCGCAGATCTTCATCCCCAGATACCAGCGGTAGATCTCATCATACGGCCACGGGATCAGAAGCTGGGTCTCTAAGTCCACGTCCTCCCCGTAGCCCGTAAACGGCTCCGGTTCCTTTTCGTGCTCGTGCGTACAGATGATATCCCGGTACACAATCCCGTCCAGCTCCGACAGCCACCGGACCTTATCCGGCGTCTCGTACTGGTTCGACAGTAACCGGTCGACCGTCTCGATCGCTTCCCGAATTTTCATTTTTCCTCCTTACCAAAAGAAGGGGCATTTCTGCCCCTTCCTCTGCTTCATGCCGTCATGGGCATTCACTTGTCAGTTGTCCGCCTGCGCGCGGCGGAAAGCTTCCTCCTCCGCCATCCGCGCGTTCATCAGGACTTCATACACCGGCAGCGGAACCTGCACGTCCTTGCCCTTCGGTACCTGAAACGTCCGGCCGTTCACCGCCACGAAGCGGCTCTGCTCCTCATTTCCCTGCCCGCGGGGCAGGTAGATCGTCTTCATGACGTCCCACACGTCTTCCGGGTTTGCCTGTACAGCCGCCGCAGCGGTCTTCTCAGTTGCCATTGTATGTGCTCCTTTCTCAGTTTGCCTCGTCCGTGCCGGAGTATGTGCCGCAGCTCTCCACGCGGACCATGCGGTCCTCATACAGCAGCTTTGCCGCCATCTCGGCCTTGTAGCCGACGGTAGAAAACTGATCCAGCGGGCCGCCGATCTGTCCCTTGTTCTTAATGATCATCTCAAGATTGCCGCCCTCTGGGTCGATCATCTTGTATGCGTCCTTGCCGAGGAACAGCGTCGCGTACACGCTGTAGTAGGTCGCAGGAGGCGAGCCGCTGTCGCCGGCCGCGCTCTTGACCGGGCAGGTCGAGTTGTTGAAGATCTTCGCTTCCGTCGTCTCGACAAACCGGACGCCGTGCAGCTCGCCGATCTCACCCGAGAACAGCGGCGTGACGTCTGCATACTTGTGCGCCTCGACCCAAGCGTCCGAGGACCGCAGGTCGTATGCGACCGACGGGTGGATGATGGCGACGTACTTGCCGTCGATCTTCGGAGCCTTCATCTTCTTCAGCGTTGTCACGGCCTTGTTGACCTCGTCCGGCGTCAGTTTCGCCGTCAGGTCGAGGCCTGCGCGGCTGGTGACTGCCGTATGCGCGCCGCCCGCTGCGACCTTGTCGCAGTACTGCACGTTCGAGCCTGCCACGACCGCGTCGCGCACGCGCTTGTCGATGGACGTACCGGCGGAAGCGCCAAGTTCTTCGGTCGCACCCAGGATGACGTTATCCAGCGCATGCAGCTCGAGCTGATCGGAGACCGTCACATACAGGCCGATCTGCTTGATCGCGCCGGTCGTGCTGGTCTGGCCCATCTTCTGGCCGGTCGGGATGACGCCTTCGGTCAGTTCCTCCGCGTCCTTCAGCGTGTTCCACTTGCGCCACTCGACGGTCTTGCCGTGGTTGCGCGGCAGCGCCTGACGGCCTGCCAGCTGCGCATGCACGAGGTTCGGCCGTGCGTTCTCGAGCAGCTGCGTGTCGTAGAACGTCTTCATGGTCGGCGCGAGCGTGTCGTTGCCGCTGAATGCGGTCGTCTGGCCGGTGCCTGCGTTTACGTAGTTGCCGGTCGCGTTGACGAGCGTACCGGCGTCAGCAAAAAACTGAAATCCGACTTTGGATTTAAACATAGCTTCTTATCTCCTTTCTCAGGGGATCACTCGCTCCCCTCTTGCCGCGCGGCGGCGCATGTCCTCCACCTCCGCGCGTGACCAGTGTGTTTTCATCGGGACGTTCTCTCCGCCCGCAGCGCCGGAGCCGATCTCCTGCGGCCGCGCGCCCTGCGCCTGGATGGTCCGCATGACGTTCTCCCGCGCCTGGTTCGCCACCAGCTGCGCCTGCGCCTGTGCGATCTCCTGCTGGTGGATGACCTCATAGGCCGTCTTCGGCGGCACGCCCGCGCCCATGAGCCGCGCAAAATCCGGGTTCTGCATCTCGGTCTCAAAGTCTGCGCCGTACCGCGCCGTTACATCCCGGGCAAAGTCTGCCTGGATCCCGGCGAAGGCTTCTCGCATCTGGTACTCCTGCAGCTGCCGCCGCATGGCCGTATTCTCGGCCCTTCCGGCGTACTCCTTCTTGAGAGCGTCCGCCGACATGCCCTTTTCCATGGCCTCTGCGCTATAAAGCCGCTCGTCAGCGGAAAAGCGCTGTGCCAGTGCCGCGAAGTCCGTCTTCCTCGGGTCCGACGTGTCGATCCCATAGAGCGCGCCCAGCTGGTCGATGATCGGTGCCATCGCCTCGGCCTGCCCCTTGTACTGGTTCAGCCCGCGCACGCGCTGCTTTACGACCTTCTGCACCGCAGAATCAAAGTCCTGCTTGTATCGGCCCCGGATCAAACTGTCGAACGTTTCTTCCTGTGTACCCTGTCCCTGAGCGTCGGGGACGTTGACCGGCTGCTGCTGCACCTGCGCCTGTGCGGCTGCCTCCTGCCCGCTCTGCTGACCGGCGACGTCAGCTGCGCCCATGGTCTGAGCGCCTGCGCCCGTGAATTCGCCTTCCATGCTGTAAATTCCTTTCTGGCGTTTATTCTAAAATCATCGTAGCACAAACTTTTCCCAACTTCACCCCACGCCAGCCAGAAATAATCTCGCCGGAATGGGCCGCCGCAAGCGGCGGCTCTTATCCTCTGAGATCATTCTTCCTTTCCGACGCGCAAGCCGAGCTTGTGCGTCGGTTCTTATCCCGGCTGCGTGCTTTCTTCCGACTTTTTGCGCGCATTCTCCACGATCTTCGGCTCCTGCGTCTCGCCGGTGTTGATCTCCGGCTTCTTTGCTGCCGCGGCGCTCGCCTGCGGGACTGCCTGTCCGCCCTCCTGCAGGATCTGCTGCGCCAGCCCCTCACCCATGACCGGATCGTACCGGTCTGCCAACGCCAGCGCCAGCTGCTGCCACTCGACCAGCCGCTGCTGCAGGTCCGCGTTCTCCTGGACCTTCTGGATGATTGAGTCCTTCCCGTCAAAGTCCATCATGTCCAGCGTTGCAAGCGTCTGGTCCACCATCTGTGGGTTGAAGAACCCCAGCTGGAAGAACTGCAGCGCCAGCTCGTTCTGCGCCATGGACGCGTACTCGCTTGCCTTCTGCGCCGAGACCTCAATGTCGAAGACCGGTTTCCGCAGCCCGTCCGGCTGTCCGTTCGCGCCGTAGAGCGTCTGTGGCTGCAGCCCCTGATTGCTGTACTGTACGAACTGCTCTGCCCCGCGCTGCCCGATGACCCGGAACTGCCGCGGCAGATCATAGAACTGCCGGATCCGCTCAATGACCATCCGGATCATCCGTGCGTAGGCCCGGTAAGCCGACTTTGTGGAGTCCTTGCTGCTCCGGCCGGACGCTTCCTGCAGCGCTGCAATGGCCGAGGCCGCCGTCACGCCGGAGTTTGTCGCGCCGTTGTTGACGTCCGTGTTTCCCGTTGTCCACTTGAGCTCTTCAATTTTGTCCCGCAAGATCGCAATGTAATTGCTGCTGATCATGTTCACCTGGATCGGAACCAGACTGTCCTGCCCCAGATTCCCGTCCACATGCACGAACGGCTTCGTCCAGTCCGCGAACTCCTGCTCGTTGACCGACCCGTCCGACCGTTTGAACCACCGAGGCGTCGTCGCCATGATCGCGTTCTTCACGATCGCCTGGTTCATCCGGTCGATCTGCTCCTGCGTCGACTTGCCGATGTCGATATACCCATACCCGGCAATGCTGCCCTCCACCGGGAACAGCGCGTCAACCACAAACGGGTATTCCCCGTCGTCATACAGGCCCGTCTCCGCCATGGGCTTTCCGACCGGCTGCTGCACAATGCTTCCGTCCGGCATGGTCATCGTGTCATACCGCTGCTCTGTATCGTTCTCCGTCGCCTGCAGGATGGTGTCGCCCACCAGCTTCGCAAAGTGCAGCACCTGCCGTCCGTTCTGATATTTCTTGTAATACCAGTCCACCACCATCGACTTGTTGTCAAAATTGATGACGTCGTCCGTGTTGTACTTCTGCTGGATCTGCGGATTGGAGTTGAGCTTTCCCCGCAGCTCCGGGTACTTCTCGACCAGCAGATCGTTGTCCACCATCTCCGTCAGGAAGATGTTCTTCGACTTCTGCAGATCCCGGACGCCCGGCTCCCAGAAGAAAGACAGAATATCCACCGGCTGCACCGAGATATCCCCGAGGCCGTTCAGCTTCGAAGAATCCCACTTCACGTGCCAGATGAGCGTGCCCTGCTTGAGCTTCGTCCACTGGCTGTCCGAATAGACCTCTTCGAAGTCGTTTTGTTCCAGAATGACCGGCAGCACCGAGGAAAGCTTCGCCGCCTCCTCCCGGTCGTCCGGTTCCCGCGGGCGGATGGCCGGGGCCGGATAGGCCGTGATCGCGTCCGCATGCTTGCCCATGATGACGTTGAAGAGCCACGCCGACGTCCACTTGTCATCCTCCGGGTTCCCTTTTTGGATCCGCTGCCAGCTGCGCATGCGCCACCAGTCCTCCGACGCAATGACCCGCGCCTCCAGCGCACTCTTGCCCTGCCGGTATTTTAACAGCGTGTCCATGGCCTTTCTGGCCTGCTCTTCGCCGATGGCCTTTCGCGCCGTCAGCCCGCTCGCCGTGTCATTCTGCATGGTCGTCTGCATCTTCTCTGTCTGCATTGTCCGCTTCCTCCTTCCGCAGGTCTTCCGCCGTGAGTCTCGCCACCTCGTTCTGGATCCCGTCCAGCACAAAGCCCACGATGACCGGCGGCAGCCCCGCCTCGTTGATGGCCTCGATCAGCCGCCCCCGCAGCTGCACCACTGCTTTTGTGATATTCATAGCTCCTCCTATCCGTTATAACTGCTGATTGCCCGGTTGAGCGCTTCCTTGAGCGCAGAATAGCTGTTTGCAAAGTACGTCGCTTCCAGCTTCGTCCCTTCCGATACCGTGCTGACGCTTCCCGCGCCAGCCAGATTCCCGATGGCGTTTGCCGCCTCGTTGTAGATGGCCGCCGTGATCGTCTGCCCGGCATAGGCCGTCGTGAAGGAAATTCTCCCGTAGCCTCTGGCGGCCCGGACCTCGTTGATCTTCGCCGTCATCCGGTTCCAGCTCGCCGCCGTCAGGTATGTCACGGCCTTCCCCTCCGCGATATACGACGCATCGTCGCTCGTCCACGCGAAGGCCGCGATCTGTGCCTTCGTCTCGCCGGATACGGTGTTGGACGTCTTCGAGTCCGTCCCGGCCTTGTTGACGATCCAGAAATAATACGTCGTGCCCGGTTCCAGCCCCGAGACCGTCACCGGCGAGCTTCCGATCGACTGCGATCCGATCGCCGTATAGCTCGTCTTTCCCCAGTAGAGTGTCCAGCTTCCGTACCCGCCGCCGTTTTTGTCCCACGTGACCGTCGCCGTGTTCTTCGTCAGCGTGACCCCGCTGATGTATGGTGCGACTGCCGTGATCTTCGTCTTGTAGTACACGCGCACGGCCTGCCCGCTCGTAATGGGGATCGTCTCCGTCGCCGCGTGATTTGTCGCATACCCTTCCGACGCGAGCCTGAAATACTGGAATTCATACTCCTGCGAATACGTCTGGTACTGCGTGCCGGACATAGACAGGAAAAACGTATTGCCGATCGTGCCGGAGACGGACCCGTCTGCCAGCGTGTGCTGCCCGTCCAGGTAGTAGTAGATCGGAATCGTCGTGGTCTTGCTCTGGTAGTAGACCTTTACGGTCTGCCCTTCCTGGATGGGGATCGGGTAGTTCGCTCCATGCTCCGTGTTGTAGTTCTGCGACGAGAGCCGGAAGTACAGGAAATGATACTGCTGCGAGTACGTCTGATACTGCGTGCCCGCGGCCGAAATGTAAAACGTATCTCCGATATCGCCTTTGAAGGACCCGCTCGCCAGCTGCGTCAGGTTATCCAGGAAGTTTAGAATGCTGACCGTCGCCTGCGAGGTCGACTGTGCCAGCGTCCGCACGCTGATGGAGTTTGTCTCGGCGACAAGCGCCCCCGTGCTGCTGTTGTAGATCCGCACGCGGCAGATATACAGCGTGTCCGGCGTCAGCCCGGTAATGACCCGGTGTGCCGTTGTCGTGCCCGCGGTCGTGTCCGTCACCGTCGCCATGACCTGTCCCGCAAGGATATATTCATATTTCCGTTTGTACTTCGTCGTTGACGACATACCGGATACCGTCAGCGTGATACTTGTCGGCGTACCCGATGCGCCGGACAGCGTTGCCATTCAGCCAGCCCCCTTATCCGAACACCGGCGTAATGCCGCTTACGCCGCCGGAAGCGATAAACCGGATACTCCCGTCCGATTTTATCTGCATGCTGGCCGTCCCCGCCGCGTTCTGCAGATACACATCACCGCTCGTCGACCGCACACGCACCGCCGGGCCGGACAGGTCGACCGCATAGGCCGCCGAGCTGGAGGACGTAAACTGCAGACTGCCCTCCGCGCCGCTGATCTTGCCGTTCGAGAAGTTCGTACCCGCGATCTCAAGACCGTTGCTGATGATGTTGATCTCATCCATGATCTGCTTGAGCTTCTTCTGGATGCTCGTACCGTCGAGCTTCAGATCCGTCGCGTTGATCGTTCCGCCGATCTCAGCCCCCGTGCACGTCAGCTTTCCGTTCGCGTCCACCTTGAATTTGTCCTTGATGGAAAGCCCGCTCGTGCCGAAGTACATGCTCGCGCTGCCCCCAAATTCGTTGGCTGTGCGGTAAATGCTGCTCTCCGAGATCGTCCACGGCCCGAAGGTCGAGTCGGCTGCCGCCGTGATCTTCCCGGACAGCACCGCCCCCGCCGCCTCCAGCGTCCCGGATGGGAAATGCAGCTTCTTGTCGCTTAAATACGCGACCTCCTGCCCGTCCTGCCAGAAGCTCACCCGGTCCGGCGTCACCGTCACCAGCTCGTTCTTCGTCTGGTCGATGACCCGTTCGCCGCCGTCCGTCACCGTCGTCTCGATGTTCCCCACGCCCACGCCGTAGACCGGCACAGCGTCCTTGTAGTACAGCAGCCCCGTCTTGATGTACTGCTGCGAATTGACGGAAAACTGGTTGTTGACGCCCGCCGTGTAGTCATACAGCTGTTTGATGCCGACCGAGTTTCCCTCGATCGTCAGCTGGGTCTTCTCGAGATACTTGCCGAAGTCCGAGATGGCCACATAGCTGCCGGACAGCTTCGTCGACCACGTCTCCGAATTCGCCGCGGCGAAGTCCGCCGTCTTGATGATGCGCGCTTTCAGCGCCCCGTAGCCCGACAGCTTGGTCTTCTTCTCCGCCTCGGAGAGGCTGTCCGCGTCGATGGCCTGCGAGATCTCCGTCAGCGTCGCCTTCGCCGACCAGTCGGCGAGGTTCAGCTGCTCCGTCACGCTGCACAGATACCGCCGCATGCTCTCCAGCTGCTCCTGCGTCGTCTTCCCCGCGATCGACGGGTATGCAAGTGTCAAAGATCCCATTACGCATCACTCCCCGCTTCCAGCACCCGCGCCAGGCTGAACAGCTTCATCTCGCCCTTTCCCGTCAGCCGGAACTTCAGGTGGTCGCACCGGGCCGGGCGGATCGGCAGCAGGAAGGTCCTGAGCCCTCGCCCCTCGATATGCCCGCAGTGCCGCCAGACTCCATCGGAATCGTACTGCACCCAGAAGTCGACGCTCGACCCCTTCGGCAGCTGCATCCGCAGGTTGATCCGGGACACATACTTTTTCCCGACCAGCCCATACGTCATGATCCCCGTCTCCGCCATCCAGCCGACCGGGGCTTCCAGCGTCCCAACGCTGCCGTACACAGTCCTGAGCGTTCCATCCTCAAGGAAGTACAGCTCATCGTCCACCCGGGCAAAAGCTTCCGCGTGCTTCGCGTCCTCCCGGTGCCACAGGCCTTTTCTCGTGTCGTAGACGAACAGCGACCAGTTATGACCTTCATCCTCCATGCTGATGAAATACTTTCCTCTGGCGCCGCCCGCGACAGCGTTGTAGTAAAGCGTCGTGCCGAAGCAGCTGCCGATCTCGCTTGGCAGACTCCCGTCGTACACGCAAACGCCCATCCGCGATTTGTAATACAGCCGGTCATCCACCACGACCAGGCTCTTGCTCGACCCATTCTGCACGCCCGCGCATTTCTGCACGACCACCTGATGCGCCCCCGTCGCCGACGGATACACCCGGTGGAAGCAGTCCTCCTTGAAGAAGATCGGGCTGTCCGCCAGCGTCGCCGCGCCGGTCCACTTCCCGTCCGTGCCGCAGCTCGCGCGCCACGAATCCGTCGACACGCCCTGGTAGCACTCCCAGTTCTTAAAATCGCCCAGCTTGCAGCAGTAGATCTCATTGACGGTCTCGCCGTCCGCCACGCCGTACTTGCAGCCCCACAGCCGGTTCCCGCTCTCGGTGATGAAGTCCATGCTTGGGACCTTCCGGGCCGTCTTCACGGTCCCGCTCGTCACCTTCGTCGTCTCGTCGACGAGGCCGACGATCACGATATAGCTCTCGCCCACGTCGTAGAGGATCTGGCTGCCGTTGAGCTTCTCGACCTGCTCGTTTCCGCTGAGGCCCGAAAGCTGAATGCCGTCATACTGCTTGAAACCTCGGCCGATGCCATTGGCGGAAAGCTTCAGATACACCGTCGGCACGGATACCCACTGGCTCGTCGCCTCCGCCCACTGCTTGAGCGTGTGGAGCTTGCCGGACGTGTCGAGCCAATACTGCCCGTTCGACGGGCTCTCCGGCTGGCTGGCTTGCTTATAGCTCACCGTCAGCGCCGTCCCGTCGACAAGACACAGGGAAATGTCAATGTTCGTGCTTGCCGCGTTGACGGTGTTCTCCTGTCCCATGTATCCGTTGTCGGAATACTTCTCGGTGTTGAAGTAGATCCCGTCCGGGAAGATGCACAGATACGCGCCCATGGAGATGAGCTGCTTTTCTCCCGCCGAAATGGATACAGACGGCATATACGCCTCCATCGAAGCGCCGTTGATATAAAGCACCTGGTCCTGCACCCAGCACAGCGCATCCTTCGCCAGAATGCCCTGCACGCCCTCGATCGCCTGCGCCGTCCCCCGCCTTGGCCGCGGCGCGAGCAGCGGATAATCATCCGCCGACAGATTCTCCATGTCATAAAACTCCCCGTCCGCGAGTTCGAGGTTGTGGTTGTATCCGAGAAAGACCTCCGTCATCATGGTCTGCTTCTCAGTCTCCGTCAGTTGTGGTGCCAGCATGGCCTTACCTCCGTTTCATCATGTCCAGCGGATCAAAAAGGATCCGCTGCTCTTTCACCGCGCGGATCGGCTTGATCGGCCGCGACATGCAGAAATATCTCCATTCGTCTGCGACGTGGTCTTCCATCTTCGTGTCCAGGTCTTCTGCCCGATGTTCGTCATAGATCAGCGTCGGGATCGTCCGGATGAACGCCCTGCAGGTGTTGAAGACATACATCCGCGGATATCCGTCCTCGTCAAACTGCAGCCGGTAGTGGCACTGCATCCAACCTGCAATGCGCTCATTGTCGCCAGGCGTAAAAAATACGCCGTACCGCGCAGCCGTGTCTGCGACCGATTCTCCGCGCGACGCATCCCAGATCGCCGGATCCGCCACGCCGATGATGGTTTTCCCCTTGAGCCACGGGTGCTGCATCTCCGTTTTGTGGATCTCTTCAAACTGTTTGTCCGGTGTCCACTTTACGCCCTCGTTCGGCGTCCGCGTGCAGCCGTACAGCTCCATGATCCGGTAGATCGTCCCGTCATAGTCGACCGCCCACCATGCGCAGGAAAACGGCTTTCCATATCCAAAGTCGTAGCTCCGGCAGATCGTCCATCCGTCCGGAATCTCAAACGGCTCGATGACATGCGTCCAGCGCCGGTCCTTGTAATGCTCCGGCACGTCCCGGAAGTCCTCGAAGAACTGTCCCTCATAGACGTCCCAGCGTCCGTCCTTCCACGCTGCCCGCAGCGTCGGCGGCAGATTCTCCAGCTCGCGCAGGTAGTCAGGCTGCGTATCCATGAGGGCCTTGTTGTCCTCCACCTTTGCCTGAATGAAGAAATAGTCATCCGGGTCTTCATCGGGATTGAAATTCCGATCGACGAAGACACGCTTGAAGTATGCGTGCCCCGGCCCGCCGGGGTTCAGCGTGTAATACGTCCGCTTTGGAAATCCATTCGTTCCGCGCACGCAGAGATTGATCTTGCGGATCCAGCTCTCCTGCAGCTGCCCGGCCTCGTCGATAAATACCACGTCATATTCCGCGCCCTGATACTGCCCGAGATCCCCCTCGTTTGCGCAGTATCCGAAAGAGATCGTCGACCCGTTCGGGAAGCGAAACATTTTGTCCGACCGGTTGTATTTTGCGAACCCGGCCAGCTCCGCTGTCAGCTGCTCGATGTGGTTATTCTGCAGCTCCTTGTATGTCTTTCGGACGATCAGGATCTTAATGCCCGGATACCGGAATGCCAGCAGCTTCGACTTTGTCCGCACGGCCCAGCTCTTTCCGCCGCCGCGCGCGCCGCCATAGGCGATGTGCCGGTGTTTGTCCTTGAGGAAGAGTGTCTGCTTTGGCTGCGCCCTCCCGAGATCCAGCGTTCTCATTCGCTCGCGTCCTCCGCGTCACATTCCAGCAGCACACGCGGCGTCTGATCCTGCTTTTCGTCCCCGGCGTCTCTGCGATACCGGAACCCATACTCCAGCGCGAACTGCGCGCCCCGCTGAGAATCCCGGTCGAACAGTCTTTCGGCCGTATATTGTTCCACGCGCGTCTGCGCGCGCGAAATCGTGTCCATAAATTCTTTCCTGGCCTTGTAGTTGTACAGACTTTGCCTGCTGGAAAAGCCCAGCGCCAGCGCAAGCCCCGGGATCGTCGGCGGCTTCCGCCCCACCCAGACCGGAGTCCCGTCTTTCTGGTTGAAAACGATGCGCCCGTCCTCATCCCGCAGGATCTCTCCCTTGCAGCTCTCAAAATACGCCTCGATCAGCCCTTCGATCTGCTCCACGGATTCATACTTCGGTTTCCTCGCCATGGCTCACGCCTCCCTTCTGCTTTTCAGCATAGCGTATCCGGAAAATCTTTTCACCCCACGCACGCAGAATGAGCGCATACGGCCTTCCGCATGCGCTTCGGCTCTCATTCTGTTCTTTCGTAGTATCGGAGCTTCGCCGCCGCGATGCTGCACCGCACGTAGTCAAAGCTGGCGCAGTATCGCGTGATGTAGTCTGACGTCTCCCGCCGCTCAGGAAATGCGAGCACGCATTCTCCCTCGCAGCGTATCGTCTTTTTCCCGGCTGCCTGCCAGAATGGGCAGATATACTCCCTGTGCCAGTAGTCGCTCGTCCCTATCACCCTTTCGTCTTAAAACCTTACGCATATACAAGGTTTAATTTAAGCGGCTCCCGTTCCGCTTGTTCTCTGATCTTGGATCGACTACATACTTATAATATTGATACCCGTACTTTGTCGTCCGGGCCTCTACGAGGATGTAACCTCGCGGGGCGACGGGCGGATGCTTGGGGCTGTACTCGCGCACGGCCTCGGTCGCGGGCTCCGGCTCCGGCCGGACGCAGCTGCGGCTGGCCTTGTACCGGTGCCCGCCGAATTCCTTTTTCCAGTGGCCGTGCAGGTAGTCGGCCAGCGCCTTATAATCCCGGCCGTGGTCGACTTTGTTTCCATTTTCGTCCATGTAATAGTTGTGTTCCCGCAAATGCCGAACCTCGATCACGCTGCCGAGGCCCCAGATCCTGCCGATCTCATCCTCCGGAATGCCGTCCGAGATCATGTGCAGATGGAACCGGCTTGTCGACTTGCCCTGCCCGTAGACGATCACGATCTTGGCGTTTGGGTATTTATATAGTAGTCGGCGATAGAATCTGTTCCGAATCTGCCGCATTTCGGCAGCAGTATGTACCTCGTTCTCGGCGTCTAGCGTCAGCGTGGAATACAGGCTGGTCGGGCCGAAGTTGGCATTGACGAGCGCTTCCAGTTTCCCCTCTGAGATCTTCCGGTTGAATTCGTCCTGCTCTTCCCGCGTCTGGAACCGCGGCTTCTTCGGCCGGCTGGTCTTCGGATCCGTGCCGCCCGCCACCGTGTACACGATCTGCTCGCAGACCCTCCCGGAAAACTTCCGGCGCTTGTGCCTCTTCACCATATTCTCAGCTCCTCCCATCTCTGCCCGCTCAAAGCGTGGCCGGAAATTCCGGCCACAGTTTCAACGGTCAGTTCGTGTATCCGCATGCCTTGCATGTGCATACGTCTGTCTCAGCGTCCCATTCGCAATCTGATGCCCCGCATTTCGGGCAGTGCCCCCACGCACCTCTCGCTCCTTTGGGGTCTGGCCCCGGCCCATTCAGCTTTGCATACCACAGATCCCCCTTCTGGCCCGGGTCTTCCCAATGTGCGGTATGCTCACGATTGTCCCCGCGTTCCTCTCTTGCCTTCTCGATCCGCATTTCCAGACGAGCAAGCTTTTGCCTTCTGGCTATCTGCACTGCCACCGGGACTCCGAACAGCAGCGTCAGCTCTTCCAGCGCGATCTGGACGTCCGCGATCTCCTCGGCGATCTCGTCGTGGTTGTCGATCAGCCCATCCCCGAGGCCGCCCCGAGCGGCAAATGTCACCCGCTGCGCCTTACACAGTTCCTTCGTCAGCTCCGCCATCTCTTCAATGGCTACAGCGACCTGCATATCGCCGCCGAATACCTCGATTGCGGCTCGATAGATTTTCGCTGTTTCAGTCATTCTGCGCCGCCTCCATTTCCTTGCGCTCTTGCATAAACCCGTGCAGATAGAGCTGCAGGAGCTTTTGGGCGGTGTTGATGTACTTGTTGAGATCCTTCTTTCCGATCTGCAGTTTGCCTGTGGTTACGACGCGCAGGTCCGGCGTGCCGATGACCTGTATGCAGGCGGGCTCGTTTTCCTTCGGGCCGTCAGCCGTCATCTCAAACAGCGGAGGCGTCAGCTGGTCCATGGTGACGCGCGGCGGATATTTCTCATCCCGGAACTCGACGTACCAGCCGGCATCCTCCATGGACGTCTGGAATCCGCCGAGCTCGCCATAAAACAGCTCCATGATCTTTCCCATTGCGATTCTCCCTTCAAATTGTAAGTACTTCCCGCCGCGACTGGCGGGCAAATTTGCGTTCCGGGCAGAAGCGGCATTCGGTGCAGCTCCAGGCGCCGCGGTAGTTGTTGCGCGTCGGGCAGAGTGGGTTGTAACAGATCCCGGAGCCTGCCCGCTGCGGGCCGCGGCCGAATTTTTTCTTCTTCGGTTCGGCTTTTGGCTTTTTGGCTGGATCCCTCTTGGTGGCGAGCGTGGCCGCGCGTTCTTTCCGGAAGCAGCCGCAGCTTTTTGCATGCCCGTTCCGGAGGTATTTCCCATCCTTGCTGCAGACGTTCCCGCATTTACACCGACAGATCCAGTGTGCCGTGTCTCCTTTTTTGCTGGTATCCCGCCCGATGACGTGCAAATATCCAAAATCTGTGCCCGTCAGATCGACTACGTGTGACATTTCCATTCTCCTTTCGTCAGGGGCCGGTCTCCCGGCCCCTATGCAGGGCGGACTTGCACCGCCTGCGCCTGCGCGTCCCCCTGTCGCCGCAGACGAGCTGCCCTTGTCTGCTCAGGCAGCTTTCCATAAGGAGGTAACACGATGCCGCCGGGCGATCCCGACACCCGGCGTGGGGTAACGTTGACGGTTCCCATCCGCGCGCACGTTCCACACGCGCTTTTTATCCCCGGCCCGCGGGCTTGAGGTGTCGCGGGCCGGGTGCAGAGCCGGGGTGATCCTCCCGCAGCCGTCTCATGGCGGAGCGGCCGCGGCATAAGTCCGAAAAAATATGGTTCCCCGGCTGATTGCTGACATCAATCCTCGGGCTGGCTGATGTCCTTGTGCCGCAGCCCGTCGGCGTTCTCGGTCAGCGGCAGCGCCTGCCGCCGCGCGTGCTCATCCGGGTTCCAGCCGCACCGCGCGCAAAGATCCGGCGCGAGCTTTGCATACGGACAGGCATTGCCCTGCTTCGGCAGCCCGCATGCCTCGCGCGGGCTGCTCTCGTTTTTTTCTTCCGGCATGTTTAAATCTCCTGTATGTCGATCCCAAATTTTGACCGCATGAATTTGCGGTTCCGCAAATACTCCTTTGTCCGCGTCGGCTTGGACTTCACATCTTCGACGACGAGCTTGCCGCCGAATTTGTACGAAAAGTCCGCCGTGTACCGCACTGCGCGGATGCGCTCGCCGGCCTCGGTGATGTAGCTCTCCTGCAAGGTGAACTGCGGCTGCAGGCGCAGATCGGAGATGATCCCGGCCCGAAGCATCACCATCAGCTCGTCATACCGCCGCGCCTCCTTCTGGCTGTCGAAGCGCAGCTCGCCGCGCGTATCCTTCCGGCTGCCGTACTTCGTCTTCCCATGGCTCCCCTTGTGAAGGGGAGCTGGCGCCGCAGTGCCTGAGAGGTCGATCTGCTGTCTGGCATAAAGCTCCCGCATCCTCGGCGGCATATCCGCCATGGATTCAAACCGCAGCCCGCTCATTCGGTGGCTCCTTTATCCGTCTGATGATGTACGGCGATATTTTTACGGTCGGGTACGGATACGCCCGCAGGAGATACCAGTCGCCGATGAGTCGCAGCGGCCTGTAGCCATACACCGCAAATGTCCACGCGTGCTCCGGATACCGGCCCGGTCTCACCCGCAGGCGGCCGATCAGCCTGTTCCATTGCTTTTTTGCTTTCCATTTTGTCGGTTGCCACGGAATCGCAAAGAACGAGCTCGTGCAGTGGCACATGACCTTGTACCCGCGTTTGGTGTATCCTGACGCATAATCTCCGGTGCTGGCATAGATCCAGCTGTCCCCACAGATCGGGCAGATTTTTAAATCAGTCACCCTTCTTCCTCCCCATCGCCCGCTCGGCTTCTTCGCGGGTCAAAAATACGGTTTTGCCGATCCTCTCTGTCTCCAGATCGCAATGATAGGCCCTGTTGGTCTCCGGGTTGTAGGTCTCCCCGATGAATAGCCACGCGCCGGTCTCGTCGACCTTGTATCCCACCACTTCGACCTGGATGATGTACTTCCCGTTGAGGTAGTAGATCTTTTCCCCAACCTTGCATGGCAGCACGGTGAGCCGCCCGTCCTTGTCGGCCTCGGCAAGCTCGCGGAGGCGGCTAGGCTCCACGCCCAGCGCCTGCGCTGCCAGATTTATCATCGTGTCCTCCGTAAACGGAGCCTTGATTTCCTCCGGTGTCAGTCGTTCCATATCTCTTCCTCCACATACCGCCAGCTCTGCGGCGGGCGGGTGACCGGCTTGGGTTTTACCTTGAGCGCTACCTCTACCTCATTTGGCACAGCGTAAAATTCCCGCAGTTCGCGCGGGTTATCGTAAATTTTAAGATCATCGATCTGCATGCCGTATCCGTGCTCCGTTCCCAGATACTTGTATATGTCCTCGCGGGTGAGGCAGGCATCCACCGTCGCCCATTTTGGGATCATGCAAAGCGGGTAGACCGTGCCGATCTTATTGCAAGTAAATTCCGCAACGACTTTCCCGTTGGCGGCCTCATATCCAAACGCCTCCGCCTGTTCGCGCTCATAGGCCGATTCCGCCGCAATAGCCGGCGTCCCTGCGTTGGCTTTCACCATGAGCGCCCCTTTTCCGCCTGCGGTACAGTAGATATAGCACTTAAACGGCACACCGCACTTCGGCGCGGTCTTGCGGATTTCGACCGTTTTACTCCCGTTCAGGATCTTCCGAGCCCACTCAGGGCGGATGCTGATCAAAACAGCTTTATTCATGCTTGCATCCTCCCTCCGGCGCTTCCGGCAGTGGCATCCAGTGGGTGACCTCCACATCTTGCCCCCATGTATCAAACCATTCGCCGTATGCGTAATTTGCAATGAGTGCTTCCCCGTCAGCATTTAGCGCAAGCTGCGGCATATCATACTCTGGCGTTTTTTCTGTCACGGAAATCCACCGCTTCTTCTCCCGCAGCGCCGCGTTTTCGGCGGTCAGACGCTCGATGGTTTCAGCGGCTTTGTCCAATAACTTCTCTTGGCAGCGCTGCTTATCCTCATGCATGGCGCAGTCTTTGCACTCACCATCTGCGCAGCACCGCAGCGCCTGCGCGATTTTGTCTGTCATATATCCTCCATTCCTTCAAAAACCATTTGTCCCGGCAACACGCCGTCCTCCATCCACCAGTGCATCACGTCCTCGCCGGTCTGCCAGTCGCAGGGCAGCCCCCGCGTCTGCCGTTCTGCAAGCATCCTGTCAAACGCCCGGACATACGCCGCTTTGATCTTTGGGTAACGCGCGAACTGCACCTTCCGGTGCTTGCCTGCCATCGGGCAGCCGATACAACCCACGCGCTTCCATCCGCATTCATACAGCGGATTCATCGATATCTTTTCTGCCGTGCAGTAATCCCCGATGTCAGCGTCCTGCCAGTCAATGATCGGGTTGACTGTCCGCGTCCCCTTGAGCCGGCAGTTTTCTATCATCATTCGGCTTTCGTCGTTGTCATTCATCAGCGTCAGCCGCTTGGATTTGTCCCTGTGCAGGGCCTCCATGACGCCGCGGGACTTGCGCTTTTGCGATTCGGCCCAGCGGACGCCAGTTGCAATCCATCTTCCTTTCCCACCGCCCTCTTTGAGTTCCGCGCAGCAGTAACGTACCAGTCTTGTTGGCGGCATCAGCTTTATCGGAATCAGATTCCACATGGTTACATTTGTTCCGTCTGGTCGCTTGTGCGTATCGATGGTGCATTTTACGCCTGTCATCTCCAAGCGGCGGAAGGTATCTCGGACGTGCCAGACGGTCTCCGGCGCGTCCGCCGTGGTCAGCGAGTGCAAAACCTCATACTGGATACCGGCTTTGCCCGCCAGATGCAAAAGCACGTCCGAGTCCTTGCCGCCCGAGTACGTGACCACCAGCGGCTGCTTGTACAGCCGCAAGCTCATCTCCGAGGCCATTTTCAGCCGCTCAATCGCGGCTTGCTCTACGTCCATTATCTCAGCGCCCCCGGCCGTGTGTCCGGCGTGTAGTGGAGCTTGGTTGCGCGAGCGTTCTGATGGTACTCCGGACGGGTGAATTTATAGCCCCAGTGCTTGGCGGCGGTAAAAAGGGCCGCATAGCCGTCCTCGGCGCGGACGGTCACTTTCTGGTCTCCATATGTAACGGAAAAGTGGTTCTGGCCGGTGTATCCGGCCTGGGCGATCACGGCGAGGCGCCGCGGCGCCCGCTCGCCGGGGTAATCGATGCTATTTTGCAATGTGTTTGCGCCTCCTTATCTGGTTGTCGGCATGGACCATCTGCTTTCCCGCTGCAAGATCGGGCTGCAAGCTGTCCCTGTCGCGGTGGTTGACGTCGTAGATGTGGTTCCGGATGCTCTCGTAGAGCGTCCAGGTGCAGCACCCGGCGCGGCATGTGCCGCTTCGGTCCGGGCAGTTCCGGCCGCAGGGCGGCGGGATGGGCCGCATGCGCGGCGCAAAATAATTCACTCCGCTTCCTCCTGTACGTGCTGCAGCCAGGCCGCGAGCGTTTGCAGCGCCGTCTCTCGCTGCAGCAGGTCTTCGACCGTGTCCCGGTCGACGCGCGGCATGCTCTGCAGGATCTCCCGGTCATTGGCGCAGTCATCGGCAAAGGCCAGGACGGCGTCGATGATGTCGGCCAGCTGATCCGGCCGGAGCTCGACCGGGATCTTTGGCTCGTCCTTCACCGGCTTCACAGGATCCCGTAGGTCGTCAGGCCCAGCGCGATCGCGCCGGTCGCGACGCATGCGTCGGTCATCTCTGCGTACCCGGCGATCACCGCCAGCACAAAGGCCGCGCCGCCCAGCCACACACAGCAGGTCTTCGCCACCCGCCGCATGGCCTCCCGGTACCGCAGCTCCTCCAGCAGCCGCTCCTGCCGCTCCCGCGTCTCTTCCTCCGGCTCATACCCGAGCCGCTCTGCAAGGTTGGTTCTCATTTCTTCTCCTCCGTTCCGTCCTGTACGCTGTCCGCCGCCTTGATCTTTTCCAGCACCAACTCGATATTCCTGCGCTCCTTCTCAATGCTCTCGAGCTCTTTCCCAATGGCTTCCCGCCTTGCTTCGCTGCCCGGCTCTCCCTCTTTGAGACGGAACGCATCCGCATCCATCCGGATCATGTTCCTTTCGAGTATCCACTTGAGATGCAGCCATTCAGCCGTTGTCAGAATCAGCTTTTTCATGCCTTCGCCTCCTGCATCCGCCTGACGAGCCGCGCCAGACGGGCGTTTTGCGTCTCGAGCTTCTGCGCGTCCAGGTCCAGCCCTTTTCGCTTCAGCCCGTTTATGATCTGCGCCGCCTGGCACTCACACACCATCGCCGCTTCGATCAGATCATGCAGCTCCTGCGCATCCAGCGTCAGGTTGTAGGTCTTTACCTTCGCCATGCGTCAGCCTCCTATCTCTGTACCATCCATCGTGCCAGCTCCGTGAGCGACACCGTGTATTTGTTTCCGACGTGCCGGGCCGGGAACCGCCGGTCGGCCAGCAGCGTCCGCCGGTCGATGCCCAGCGCCGCCTGGCATTCCGTGATCCCGATGGCCGCGCGCCCCGGGAACATATCCGTCAGCAGCTCCAGCTGCGGCCGGTATCCTTCCAGCTCTCTCGGCATCCCCTCACGCCTCCTTCTTCTCGCTCTTCGCCGGCTGCACCATAGCAGCCATGCCCTGCATAAAGATCAGCGCCTTCTCACGCATTTCTGGCGTAAGCTTGTTGATTTCCGCCGAGATCTTCTCGGCCTGCTGCTTCTGCTCCTCTGACATTGATCTCACCTCGCTCGGTTTATTCGTTATGTATAGACTAGCATGTGATACGTATATTGTCAAGTATTATTTTATACATTTCACATATTTTCTGATTGACAAATATGCGTGCCTGTGATACTCTCATTTCAGAAAGAAGGTGAATCCATGAACACAGTGAATGAACGAATCTCGTTTTTAATCAAAGATCAGGGTCTAACGCAGTCCAAATTTGCCGATCGCATTCACCTGACACAAGCTCATGTCTCTCGAATATGCTCCGGCACATATGTCCCAACCGAGCGCACGATCTCGGATATCTGCCGGGAATTCAACGTCTCCCTCGCCTGGCTCGAAGACGGCGAAGGGGAAATGTATGTGCAGCGCAGCGCGAATGAGGAGCTGGCCCTGCTGGTCACAGATATCATGTCTGACGCCGACGATTCCTTCCGCAAGCGCTTCATCTCTCTTTTGATGGCCCTCCCGCCGGAAAAATGGGCGGCGATTGAAGCCTTCGTCGAGGAATTGAAAAAAAATCCTTCGTCGAAAGACACAAAAAAACCCGGGAACGCTTGACCGTTCCCGGGTTTTTCTGTATCTTGGAAGAGGGTGGTATTTTTTATGCCCGAATCTACCTACTCGAAAGCAATGACGCTATGTGGCTACGTTTTTTATTGCATCCACAAGATCGAGGACGAGATCAGCAAGGATCCCGTCGTCCCAAACTCAATGCCTATTCTTTCTGCCGCATTCTTCGTTCCGCTGTCCTTTACTTCGCTCCCCCCGGATTCTGACATTGCTAATGATTTTTGCGATTGTGTTGCAGCTCGTCTCTTCACTCGGCGTCCTTCCGCCATAATGGACTTGTTCTTTACTTGCGCCACTGACTTTGTTAAGTGCTATGATGGCAGCCGTTCGTTCGAAAGCAGTCTCGATCATTCGTTGTATCTAGCCTTTGATACAGTCTATGATATTCCGTGCGATGAATGGTTTGATAAGTACCGGCATTCTGTCCTCCGCATTGCGCATTCTATCTTGGCTTTCGCGGATGATCTCGTCAAGCCTGATGCGTCTCCCTCTCCATCCGTCCCGGCTCCGGAGCCTAAAGCGCCCTCGCAGTCTAACCGTACTGCATATTGGGTTGCGGTCGTCGCTGCTGTAATCGCCGTTATCGCTATCATCGTCGCAGTATCCGCGACGCATTCCATTCAAAATACCGCCACGGTTTCCGCTGCGGTCTCACCTCCTACGGTCGAGCCTGCATCAGCTCCTGCCCCTGCGGTTCCGGAGCCAGCACCGGATCCGCAACCCGAGAAATTATCCCTTCCTAGAAACGGCAGACATTATCCAACCTACGATTTTTCCCAAGGTGCATTGTCTTCTATATGTGTCCATGCGCCATCTACTTCGAACTGCTTTGTAATCATCAAGCGGTCATCGACTGGTAAAATTCTGGATCGTTTTTTCGTCCGCGCCGGCGAGACCGTTGATACCTACTGCCCAAACGGGACACTGGACATTTATTTTACATTTGGCGACGACTGGTACGGTCCCGACTATCTTTTCGGGGAAGATACCCGTTGCCAGGTTGATCGCGAAATTGAATTTTCGCAGACACTCTATTATGAGTATACGCTTTATCCAGTCTCGGACGGAAACTTGACTATGCCCACTGTCAGCATGGAAGAAGCCCTTTCTGAATAATCCCTGCCGGAACGGTCTCCCGTTCCGGCGCTTATTTTATGATGTTCTGCAGGATCCGGAGGATGATTTTCAGCTGGTCCGGCGTTGCCCGCTCGAGCAGGTTTCTGATCTGTTCCCTCGTCTTTTCCATTCCCGTCTCCATTTCTCCACAAAAACCGCGTTCATTTTTTGTTAATCTTTGCCTCTTGTTCGCGCCTCCCAAAAGTTGTAAGATATAGGTAGGCGTCGCCCGCGCCGCTGGCCGAACAACGGCGCGGGCTTTTGCTTGCGCAGGCGACCGGGAGCCGTCTGTATTTGAAGCATGGCATACGCCGGTTGGGTTTGTAAACCTGTCGGTTTGGTTTTCAGCGTAGGTTTTTCTGAAATCTTACTGCCACAGGTGTGGTTTTTATATATGGAGGGATGGTTTTTGTCAGAAAAATTGTGGGAAACATGCCGCGAAGCAAAGGACACCATGCAGCCGCATAAGACGAATCAGGATATCGCTGACGAATCCGGCGTATCCGTCAATGCCGTCAGCCAATTCCTGCGCGGCGAGACTACGAAGCCGTACATTGATACCGTCGGCCCGATTTGCGCATCCCTCGGCGTATCAATGGATGAGCATTTCGGCGTCCCGCCTTCCGAGCCTGCCGAGCCTTCCGATGCTGAAAAACTCCTCGCCGAGAACGCGGCCCTTCGTGCGCAGTTTGCCCAGCAGCAGAAGTCCCTGCACATGCACCGACTTGTGACGCTCATCCTCTTGGGTATTCTTTTGCTGTGCGCCCTTGCGCTTGTGGCCGACGCGCTCATCCCATCGATCGGCTGGATCCGCACATGAATAAAACCGCCCCGGCCGGCGCCGGAGCGGTATTCTTGGAGGTTTTACGATGCCAATTCCCAAATACTATGTCCGGCCGGACGGCCTGCATGAATCCATCATCACAGTCAACGGCAAGCGCAAAGCGTTTCGCGGCAAGACGGACCGCGAGGTCTGGAATAAGATCAAGGCCTACCGCGCCGAAGCCGAGAAGCCAAAGACCGTCCCGTTCTCCGACGTCGCCCACGCCTGGTGGAACGAGATCGAGCCAACGCTTGCGCCGAATTCCCTGCGCAATTATTCCCCCGCCTATGAGCGCGCCGTCGCGCAGTTTGGCCCTGAGGATGTCGCCACGATCACAAGCAAAGAGATTGAGACGTACATCAACCAGTTTGCCAAGACCCACGCAAAAAAGACCGTTATCACCCAGCGCCAGATCATCCGGCAGATCCTGAATAAAGCCCAGCGCGAAGGTTACGTCTCTTTTAACGCTGCGCAGGCAGTTCTTCTCCCGAAGAACCTTCCGCAGAAGCGCCGCCACGCGCCGCCCGCTGATCAGATCCAGAAGATCAAGGACAACCTGAACGACGACTTCGGCCTGTTTGCCTTCCTGATCTATTATACCGGCTGCCGCCGCGGCGAGGCCGAGGGTCTGCGCTATGAGGACATCGACCGGGAGAAAGGCAGGATCTACATCCGCCGCAGCGTCTACCATACCGGCCCGACGCCCCAGATTAAGGAGCCGAAGACTGCCGCCGGCATCCGTCCCGTCCCGTTGCTCCCAGCGTTGGCCGCTGCACTTCCGCAAAAGGAGCACGGCTATATCTTTTCCAACGACGGCGGAAAAAGTCCGCTCCCCGGCTGGTTCGTCACCGATCAATTCGACGCCTACCGCAAGCGCACGGGCATCAGCGTCTCCCCTCATGAGATCCGCCACGGCTACGCGACCGCGCTCTACGAGGCCGGCGTGGACTTCAAACTCGCTCAAAAATTCCTCGGCCACGCGCAGCTCTCCACCACCATGGATATCTACACCGACATCCTCGATACCCGCATGGATAAAGTCGCCGCCCAGATGGACGCGGCCTTTTAATTGCACTTTTTTACTGTGTCGGTCACTGTGTTCATACCCGTGTATTTTCGTGCTAGGATATGCCACGTCTTGCTACCTTGCAATTCTCGCAAAAGGTTTTGTTCAATCATAAATAATCCGTCTTTTAACTGCTATTCTACCCAAAAAGATAAAAAATAAGACGCAGGAATTTAAATTCCTGCGTCTTTATCTTTGGTGGACCTGAAGAGACTCGAACTCTGAAAAAACACTGTATTCTCAATGTTAATTTGCAAACTGTGTTTATTCTGTGTCCAGCCCCTTTTCTGTGTTCTCAGCTCCTTGCGATATGCTCATAATACGCCATGAGCTTCTGTTCCGGCCCCGGGCCGTCTTTATCGAGCAGGAACGCCTTTGCCAGCGCGGCGTAGAACTCCGGGCGGTTGAGTCCGAATTCTACGGCGACGGGGTAGTAATCCGAGTACATCATGTTCATGGTCACGCCCCACGCCCAGCGCGGGACCGCTGGCGCCTGAATGCCCATGCTCTCGGCCACGGCCGTTGTCTGTTCCATCGTCCAGTGCGGGCCGGTCGTGCCGTCGGCGTTGCGCATGTTTGCTGCCCACTGCATCGCCGTTTCGCGATCAAATGTGGCCGTCTCCGGCTCGTCGTGGTGCCCGTGCAGCTTTTCGAGCCTGCAGATCGTCTTCGCGTACAGCCCGACTTCCTCTGCGCTGCCCAGCGTCACGGGTTTCTCCATGGCCTCGTGCAGCTTGTGATAAAGCTTATCCATATACTCTTTCATGCTCACGCCTCCTGTATGTATCGATAAAGCTTATCGACGTCGTTCTGGTCAAACCGCATATCGCCCAGCAGCGGGACGGATACGGTCAGCTTGTTTTCAAAGCGCGGCCTGGCCGCGTTGTAGAGCTTGTCGAGGTCGATGTTTCCGGCGTCGTCAAAGATCTGCATCATCTTGACCGCGGGATTCTCACGCAGCGCGAGGACCTTTTCACGGCTGCCCTCCATGATGAGCGCCAGCATGATCCCGGCCCCGATGCCCTTGCCGCCCGGCAGGTGCGGGATGACCTCATTGTCTGCGTAGCGCATCGCTCCGCGCATGGCCTGATCTATCGTCACTGTCATTGCAGATTTCCTCCTTTAAGGATGGGGCGGCTATTGCCGCCCCTTGCGTTTAGCCGTTGCAGCACCCGCACTTCGGGATCGGGTTGTAGAGCGACTGCGCTGTGGTCGCGGTGCCCGTGGTGACGTCGGCGACCTGCTTGGGATAAAAGGTCGCGTTGACGTAGGTGACGATGGCGTTGTCGCCGCAGCAGCGGCGTTCGGCCTCCATCTTGACCGCGCCAAGGGCTTCCTTGCGGACAGACTCGACGTCCTGCTTGACCAGCGCGAAGCTGTCCTCGGTGCGCTGGTTGTGGACGGCCTGCTTGCACAGCGCCTCACGGACGTCCTTGAGCTGCCCGTCGATATAACCGTACATCTCCAGCATCTTGCCGTCGTTGTACGTGTTGGCCTTGAGCAGCGCGATCTCGCTGTCCTTCGCGGCCAGCTTCTGCTCCCGGTCAAGATCGTAGCGCGTGACCGGCATGTTCTCGCTGCACGTCGGCTCCTGCTGCCGTGCGGCGAGCATGGCGGCGACCGTCATGGCAGGCGTGACCGCCGCAGCGATGTCAGCGGCTTCCGATCTCTTGTTCTGGTTGAGGCCGCCCAGCAGATTGCCGAGCCCGCCGTTTGCCAGACCCAGCGCGGCGCCGCCGATGCCGAAGCCCAGCGCAGTCCCCGCGAGTCCCTTGCTTGCGTATTCCATAAAAAATCCTCCGGTAAAAGTAGTAAGCTGGCCAGCTCCTACTCTCATTCTGCCGCTTCTCCGGTTTTTATGGGGGACATTCCCGGGACATCTGTGTACCATTTGTGGGACATGCTTTCCTCTTAAAAATTTTCCCAGTACCCCTCTTGACTTCTACACTTTTTTGAGTTTATACTAGTGGTGCGGAGAGATCCGCGAAAGAATCCTGAAATCTGGCACCGCACGATCCGCGGCACAACCATTTCAGGAATCTACAGAGATTGAACGTCGCCGTTCATCATCTGCCCATGAAAGCGGAGATCCCTTGCCGTTAAATAGGGAGCTAAAAAAGCGGAAATCCCTTGCCGTCAAGTAGGGAGCCAAAAAAGCGGAAATCCCTTGCCGTTAAGTAGGGGCTTAAAAAATCATGGGCAACTAAAAGCGAGACTTCTGCAGTCTCGCTTTTTCTTTCCCGGAAAGGTCGAATCTTGGAGAATCTTTTTATCTGCCACATCAGTGAGCGCTATATTTCCTTCCTCCATTCCCGTGACTTCCGTGTCCCGTTCAACAAGGGCCAGCGTCGCCCCTATGTCGGCGTTGTTCTCACTGTCGGGAGCTTCCGTTACTTCGTCCCCATGGAATCCCCGAAGCCAAACCATGCCAATCTAAAGCCCGGCAAGCACATTCTGAAGCTTGACGGCGGTCGTCTCGGTCTGCTTGGTTTCAACAACATGGTCCCTGTCCCTGATTCTGCGATCCTTGAATACGACATTTCCGCAGAGCCGGATGTGAAGTATCGCAACCTGCTCCTGAACCAGATCGAGCATTGCAACCGTCAGAAGCTTGCCATTCTGGATCATGCCAATCGTACATACTACGATGTCGTCAATGGAAAGAGCAGCTTCATCTGTAAGATCTCCTGCGACTTCCGCGCGCTTGAGCGCGCATGCAGATCGTATAACCCGAACTATCGTCCGAAAGCCAATCCCGGAACATAGAAAAAGCGCCATGAGCCGTTGCTCATGGCGCTTTCTCTTTGTCTGTTTTCCCTGCCAGACGGCGGGCGATATTGTAGATGTGCGGCAGGCGGCGGGAGATGGTCTTGCGGTCGATGCCGATCTCACCGGCGGCGTCCATCTGCGGGAGCCTGCGCACGATATAAAGCTTCACGATCTGCTGATCGATCTGATCCAGTATGCCCTCGTCAGTGACGCGCTCCCAGTCGCTGCGCGTGAGGTGTTCCAGCTCCTTCGGCAGAGCCAGCCGCGCAGTTATTTGCTGTCACTCCCTTCGGCCCGCCGCCTGGCGGGGGCTTACTTCATCGCCGCAGCCAGTTTTTTCAGGAGATCATCGCCGTACTTGTAGTCGGCGAGATATTTGATCGTGTTGTCCGCAAGTCCGGCCTTTGCCTTGATCGTCTTCTTGGCCTCCACGACAGCCTTGGCGACGGTCTCCGTGTCGTAGTCCACCCACGGGAGCTTTCCGTGCTTCTTCCACACACGGCTGTTGTAGCCGCCCTTGACGCCGATGTTGCCGACGCCGGTGATCTGCACGCCATTATCCCAGATGGGCGTGCACTCAACGGCCAAGCCGTCTCCGATGTACAGGCCCCAGTGGCCGGGCAGCCACAGGCCTTCGCCCGGGACGAGCTTGTCCCAGCCGGTCGTAGACACGTCCCTGCACTTGGCGATCATGCCGTCTGCAGAGACATCCGGGACAGCGTTTCCAGCGTAGCGTGCGCCTCCGTGGTAAGCATTCTTGTTGCCGTTCCATCCCCACAGGATCCCCTTTGTGAGATTCACGCAGTCAAAGCCAAAGTATCCCTTTCCGATCAGCCCGCGGAATCTGGCCTGCTTTGCGGCGTCGTACCAGTCCGGGTATTGCTTTGCCTTCTCAGTGATGATCCCATCCGTGACCGGAGAGCCGAAGCAGCCCCACATGTACACGGTTTTGTAATTCTTTGCAACGTCGATGTGCTTTTTTACAAGCTCTGACGCTCTCATAACGTAACTCATGCCCGCTCACTCCCGTACAGCTCGTGGTGCAGCTGCAGCACGGCGGCCTCGATCAGCTTGTCGATTGTTTCCACATCAAATTGAATGCCCTTCTCGGCGAGGAAGTTCACAACATACGCCTTTTTCGCCGCGCCGTCCGTCGCGGTGTACAGCTGCTCCGCCGCCTTTACGCCGATCTCAACGTATGTCCGAACGGTCTGCAGCTTATCCGCGTCGATCTTGGTTTTGAGCCAAGGGATCAAAAATGCCGAGACGAGCGCGCTGATGAGCGCGATCACTGCCGAGATGATTTGCGTGTAGTCCATAAGTAATTACTCCTTTCGCTATTCGACTGTTTCATTTTTCTTCGCAAAAACCCGCTTGAAGGCAAGCAGGCCAAGCTCTGTGATGGTTGCCCAGCCGGTAAAGCCGAGCACGTCTGACAGGTCGACCGACGCGCCGAGCTCCGGGCTGCGGATGACTGCAATTAGGACGGCTACGGTTTTCAGAGCGCAGGCCCAGACAATTACCGTCGTGATGAGCTGGAGCAGATACACAACAATGGTTCGCGCCATTTCGCCCTTGCTCCACTTTCCTTTTGCCCGCATATCTGCCTCCTAATTTATTGCGCACTGCTATGTTCGCACTGTGCCTCCAGCTGGTGCAGGAATTTTTTCACGTCGCCGTTCCCGCCCATCTTTTTATACTTCTCTCCGGCGATCAGGCGCTCGGCCATTGGCATTTCTTCCGACATGATGGTCAGCCGGAGGATCGCCAGATACTGCTCGTCCTGATGCTCCTGCATTTTCCCGAGCTTTTTGTTGATCTCTGTAAGACGCTCCTCCTGCGCTGTGGCCTTGCCGCGCTTTTTTTGTATCGCGCTGACGACGGCGTTGACGACCGCCGTCAGCGCGGACGAGCCGAGCACGGCGCAGACAAGCGTAACGATGATGGTCTTGGTGTCCATGGTGTTCTCCCTTCTGCCTTGACCGTCAGCGTCCCGTCGCGGTGATCCGTGATCGGGCCTGCGCGTGCGTCATCGTCAGCGTGATGGACTTGGACGCGCGCCCGTCCCAGTCGCGGTCGATCAGCCTTCCGCTGATGTATGCCGGATATTCATTCTCCTGTACCTTCAGATAGATCATTGCCTCTCCCCGTCTCTCCTTTCCTTAAAAGCACCATGCCGCCGCGATGCCGTCCACCTCGGACGCGACGCTCCAGTCCGCTTCACCGCTCCATCCCGTTCTGCAGAAGCAGGTGGTGCTGCTGGTCCTCGGCGAGCGCAGATACCACGCGCTGTTTTTCTTCCGGTTCGCGGCCGTCTGGTAATACGCGTACTGCGTGCCCTCGCCCGCGTAGGAATGCGTCCGCGTGCCCTGCACCTCGATCTCCGACAGCAGGAACAGCGTGTCCTCCGTCGTGTCGATGGCCGAGCTCGCGCCGCCTGCCGTGGTCTTCTTTGTCACGGCCTTCATCGCAGTCACGACCTCTGCCGGCATTTTCGATTTGATCGTCTTGAAACCACCGTTTCCTCGCAGCAAGCATCCTGCCCAACCGCCGCTGTTGCTATCGTTGTCGTTCATCTTATACTGCGTCGCGTAAGTCGTGTGCATCTGGAACGTCAGCGGAGCTTTACCAGAGCCGTCGGCGTAGTCATCGTGGTTCTTGCCGATAATGTCGATTGCATAGGTCCTGTTGTTGATCGTCATGTTGCATCTGTCGCCGACGTTCCATGTGTTGGGAACTCGTTTCTCTTGACAGGCCTTAATAATTGCAGCCCAGCTGTTATTTCCGAACACGGGGTCGATCATGACCAAATCGACATTAGCTGTCCCAACCACAACATCTGCCGTCTTTGTTGTGCTTGCTGTCGTTGCTGTTACCGTCCATGTTCCAACCTCGTCGACTATCAACGTGCAGTTTCCACTCGCATCCGCCGTCCCAGAAACCGTCTTGCTACCCTTCGTGGCCGTGACGGTCGCGCCCGCGCTGGTCGTGACGACGATCTGCAAGTCGGGCGCGCCCTCGATGGCCTGCACCGCGCTCACGAACCCATCCGGGAACGCAAGCTGTGCGGACGTGCCGCCCTTCGTGCGGATGGCGTCCGCAACCGCCGTCAGGTCGGCGTTCAGCTGCGCGGAATCTACTGCTTTATCCAATGCCATCAGTAGTTTCCTCCTGTCCATTCTGGCAGCGCGGCAAGCACGTCCTGCACCAGCGCGGCCTTATCCTCCGCCGTAAAGTAATCCGTCCCCTTGACGGGCGTTGCGCCCGCAGGCCCCTGCGCGCCGGGATCGCCCTTGTCGCCCTTCTCTCCGCGCGATGGCTTCCCGGTGTCTGTATCTTCCAGATACCAGTTGCCGTTCGCGCCGATCGTCGGCGTCACGCCGTCGGCGCCCTTTGCGCCGGTCTCTCCTGGGTTGCCCTTTTCGCCCGGATTGCCCTGCGGGCCTTTGATGTTGACGCTGTCCGGGTTCGTTTTCCCGCCGTCGTTCGTCCAGCTGAGCGTCCCGTCCGCAGAGACCGACGGCGTGAATGTCGTTCCGGCCGCGCCGGTGTCGCCCTTCTCGCCGCGCGATGGCTTCTTGGTGTCGGTCTCGCCCAGATACCAGTTTCCATTTGTGCCGATCGTCGGCGTCACGCCATTTGCGCCTGGCGCACCGTTGTCTCCGGCCGGACCCGTTGGCCCCTGAGGCCCCGTCTCACCCTGCGGACCCGTAGGTCCTTGCGGTCCAGTCTCGCCCGGTTCGCCCTTCGCGCCTGGATTGCCTTTGTCGCCCTTATCTCCTTTCTCGCCGCGCGATGGCTTCCCGGTGTCGGTCTCGCCCAGATACCAGTTTCCATTCGTGCCGATCGTCGGCGTCACGCCGTCGGCGCCCGCCGGGCCGGTGCTGCCCGTCTCGCCCTTTGCGCCGGGGTCGCCTTTGTCTCCCTTGTCGCCCTTGTCGCCCTTTGCGCCCTGCAGCGGTCCGTTGTTGACCCACGCCTTCGTCACGCCGTCATAGATGTAAATGTCATAAGGTGCAGCCGCGCCCACGCCGTAGGCGTCGCCGACCTCTGGATTCTTGACCGACGCCTGCAGCGCGGAGGCCGAGCCGTAATAGCCCTTGACGGTAAATCCCGTTCCCGTGTCTCCCTTCGGGCCGGTTGGGCCTGCCGGGCCCTGCGGACCGGTCTTCCCCTGCGGGCCGGTTTCTCCCTGCGGGCCAGTCGCGCCCGTGTCGCCCTTCTCGCCTTTCTCTCCCTTTTCGCCGGGCTCTCCCTTCGGGCCAGGGTCGCCGGTCGCGCCCATAGGGCCATACGCGCCCG